TCAAGTTTTTTGGTTGTCCAGATCGAACTGGATCATCGGCGCCATGGCCGATTTGGCCATCTTCTTTTGATTGGCCGCCTCTGTGTAAACGGACACCTGTTTGTCGGTCGTCCAGCCCCCAAACGCTTTTAATTCCTGATTGGTGGCGCCCAGCTCGGCGGCGCGGCGCGCGGCGGCTTTGCGCAGGCCGTGGGCGGCACAGTGGGGCAGCGAAGCCTCGTTGCACCAATCGCGCATTTTGTTGCCAAGCCCGGCGCGCGTGAACGGATTGCCAAAGGCGGTGGCGAGGAATGTCTTACCGGCTGCTACGGGCATGGCTTCGATAGCCTCGAGCAATTGGGGGGCAACGGGAAGCCAGATGGTTTTGCCGGTCTTGTTCGCGGTTTTGGCGGGCGTGACCTCGATCATGCCATCGCGAAGGTGATGCGGCCCGAATGTTGACGCATCGCCGCGCCGCTGCGCGGTCCAGAGGAAGATTTCCAGCGCGAGGCGCGCGGATGTGCCCAGGGCGTGGTGCGCGCGGTATTGGGCGATCTCTTCCTCGCTCCAGCTATGGAAGCCTCCCTTGGGAACCTTGACCGTATCGGCCTGTTCAACGGGGTTCACCCGTTCGAGGCGAAGCGCCTTTATGGCATAGGCGAAGAAGGGGAGAAGTTCCTTGCGGAGGTTATTAGCCGCGCTGGGGCCACCGATCATCCGGCCTTTGGCATTGGGGCGCTTTGTCGCGGCCCGTTTCAGGATCGATTCGATGTGATCGAATTGAAAATGGATTATCTGATACTTCGCGAATTCCGCGACGAATTTTTCAAGGATCAGCCACGCGGTGCGCTGGGTCTGTTCTGATTTGCCGCCGGTGAAAGTGAGGCTGGCGCGGTAGCGCGCCGCCACCCAGCCCACGGTGCCGCGTTCATAGCGTTCGCCTGAAACAGGCGCGGCACCGCTGCGCAGAGAGGAGAGTTCCTCATCAAACGCGGCAGTGCCGTAGGTTTCTTTGAAATTATGGGTCTTTTGGCCATTCACCCGATAGCGGTAGCGGCGTTTGCCATGCCTATCGAGGTAGGAGGAGACGTTTTCCGGCAGGCGCTCCTTACTGGGGCGCCCCGGTTTGCGGGTTATTTCCATTCAACAGCCAGTCCAGAGGATTCGATTTATCCTCATTTGGCGCATCGGTGGGCTTGTCGGAAAGAACAAAATGCAGCCGATTTTGAACCAGATCGACGGTCATTCGTGCGCCGGGGGCTTCCTGCATCACCACCTTTACCAATCGGCGCAGGTCAGCCTCGCGAATCATCGCGCGTCGGGTCATGGCGCCTCCTGTTGAATTCGCGCCCATTCTTCTGTGATCCGGCGGACGGCGGTTTCGAAGTGGGCCGGGTTGCGTTCAATGCCGATGAAGCTTTTTCCGGTGCGCAGGGCCGCGATGCCGGTGGTTCCTGTGCCCATGAAGGGATCGCAGACGGTGCGGCCGGAAATGTTGCGCAGGATCTTCTCCATCAGCGATATCGGCTTGACCGTGGGGTGGCCCCAGATCTTGCTGGGCATGGTGTTGGCGGTGTGCCAGCGATGCATATCGTGATGATCGCCCACCGGGTGGAATCCGCGGCTCCACGCATGGATGAACAGTTCGGTGTCGGCCAGATAGTGCTTGTTGCGCATCGGGGCCGGGTTGGGCTTGATCCATGTTTGCAGGCAGAAGCGATGGAAGAGGCCGGTCAGATCGCGGAGCAGCTCGGGCAACTGATCGTTGTGACAGAAGACCACCATCGCGCCGGTGAGCAGCGGGTTGATGATCGAGCGGTCGAAGCCCTGATCAAGGCCTTCTTCGCGGATCTGGTTCCATGCTTGCCGCTCTGCCCTGAATTTCCCGCCGCCGGAGCAATCGAAATCATAGGGCGGGTCCATCACATCGGCGTCCATCCAGCCCAGCGCGGGCCGGATGGTATAGGCATCGCCCAGATAGAGCGTGGCCGGGCCGATGATGACCGGCGCGGGGAGCGCATGCGCGGGCAGGCGGCATTCGCAAGGGTCCATGCCGAAGCCAGCATAGTCTTTGAGGCCGGTGTTGTCGCAGCGGGTGCAGTCGGGCTTCATGCCGCGATCCTCTCGTTGAGCAGAGGCCCCCATTGATGAGCCATCGCCGCTGCAATGCCGGGAAAGAAGCGTGACCGTTCCTTGGCCCTGTCTTCTCCGGGTGTCATGCGGTGGACCCGCGCCAGTGGCCGAGCATCATCTGGCAGGCCAAGCGCCATCCGGGCATCGGCCTGTGTCCGATAGGTCGGGACGAGCGGGGGCAGGCCGCGCAGCCAGAGGCAGGTGCGCTTGGTTTCCCAATCACCGTATTCCCATGGCTGCACGCTTTGGGCGGCAGGCCGAAAGCCCATAATCCGCTCTTTGGCGTGTCGATGCATGACCGGGTTTTCTACCGCCACGCGCGGAACCGGGGCATTCCAGACCGTGGAAAAAAGTGCGGCGCCCTCATCCAGTTCGGCCCACATTTCAGCTAGTGTGCGCCCCGGTGGCGGGGCTGTGAGCCAGCGGACGCCAGAGTTACAGAGCCGGGTGCAAGGGGGATGGGCCACGATCAACATTTCCCATCCATCATCCAGCACATCGCGCACATCGCCGACAATGTGGTGGTTTGATCCATCCTCGGCACGGCGAAGGTCGCAGGACCATGCGTCATAACCGAGGGCGGAAAATGCACGGCGGACGGTGCCGCTAAACTCGAAAGCTATCAGGATTCGCGACATGAGAGTGTCCCTCCGATCAGGCTTTCAAGTTCGGCAATTCTGCGGCGGGCTTTTCCTAGTTCGGTCGAAATGGACCGGGACTGGCGTTCAGCCAGTTCGGAATTGCGCTCCGCGATATCGGCACGGTTCGCTAGTTCGCCCATCTTGCGCTTTTGCGTGGAGATGGTCTTTGCCTGCCCAGCTATGGTTTCGGTGAGCCGCTCCACCTTTTTCAGCAGCGATTTTTCAATTTCATCGGCCTTTTTTGCGCTTGGCGTCATGGCCGGGCCTCCTCGACAAAGGCGGTGCAGCGGGGGCCGCGTGCGTCGGTGATCCATTCCTTGGGATAGTTGGGATCATCGATGGTGAAGGCTTCGGTATAGACGGCGATCATGCAGGGTTCGGCATCGGGATCTTCGCGGGAAGGGCGGGCGGCCTCGCAGACGGCGCACCACCGCGCATGGAAGATATCGCCCTCGGTACGGTTTGACGGACGATAGGGCGTAAGGGTGCGATCATGGGGGAGATGATCGAACAGGAGGGGGTCAGCCATGGTTGGCCTCCATAAATTCGGTGGGGGTGGGCCAGTTCCAGAAGCCCTGTTTGCCGCGCATGGGGATGGGTTCGGGCCAGACCTCGATGTCGAGCATCGGCCAGCCCCAATTTGCATGTTGGTCACGGTCGCTGTCGTTCGCGCGGGGGACGCCGAATTCGGCGGCGATATCCGTGCCGAGGCGGGGTTCGCCGACAATGGCGGTGCCGAGGCCAGCGGCCATTGGTAACTGGGCCAAATCAGGGAAAATGCTGGCAGGGCAGGCGCGCTCTAAGATAGGCAGCGCCAGTTCGGCGTGCAGACAAGTCTCGGCAGCATAAATGCGGCCATCCTCATCATAGTCACGCTCCATCAGCGTATTCCACAAGCCAAGGGCTACAATCGGATCGACCTTCGCTTTCCCCGCATGGATCACGATGCGCTGGCCGATCAGGCTGGCGGGAGGGCGCCAGCTTCGGAATTCATAGGGCTTGGCCCCGGCCGTGATCAGGCTGGCCCAAGGTTGCCAGATGGTGAGGGCTTTAAGCTGGGGCATTGATGGGCTCCCGCGTGATGATGGAGTGGGTTCCGGCGGAAACCGGGGCGTTATGAATCGCGCGGTCTTCGTCGAGGCGCGCGGCGGCCTTGATCATCCATGCATCGAGCATACCGGCGTGGTTTTTCCAGTTGCTGGTGATTTCGACACCAGCGCAGCGGAGTTTGTCGGTGCAGGTGACGTAGCCGTAAAAGGCGCCGTGGCTGGCTTGCAGCGACCGGATGATCGAGAGGGGGAGATAGCCTTCGCGCATGAGATCACCGGCGTGGTCATAGGCCGCGATCAGGCGTGCGCGCATCGATGCGGTGAGGGGCTTAGCCATTGGCAAGGGCCTCCATGTCCACGATTCGCAGGCGAACGGGTTCGAGATCGTCGGGCTTGCCTGCACGGTTGATGTAAAAGCCATCGGTGAAGCCGGTTGTCTTGCTGGTGACCGGCCATTCCTCGGTGATGGCAATGTTGAGGCCGTCAACGGGATAGCCACCCCGGCGCTCGATCCTGATTTCCGCGACAAAATAGGTTTCGCCGCGATATTCAGGATAGCTTTCCAGCAAGGAATAGGACGGCTTGACCTGTTGGCCGATATAGGGCCGCCAGTCGCCAGACCGATTGACGCCGCAGCATGAGCAGAAGCTGTTATCCTGCACGGCAACGGTCATGTTCTTGAACGGAGCAGGTTTCGCCGCTTTGATCTTGTTGATGATCTCCAGCATCGCATCAACATTATGCGGGACTGGCACATCGGAGATGATCAGTGCTTCGGAAAAGCAGGTGCAGCCGTTAGCCATTGGCTTGGCCCTCCTGCGAAGTGAAATTGAAGCTGGAGAACGGGCGCACGATCACGATTTCCGGAATTGGCATCGGGGTCCGGTCGCGATGGTTTCGCACCTTCGCTGGAACATCATGACAGAGGTACAGGTAGCCGGGTCGCAAATCGGGGTAGCGGCCACGCATGGGGCGCCAATTATCGATGATGTTGGCGGGGTCGATGCCCAGAATTTCGGCGATCTGTTTCGCATGGCGGGTCTTTCCGCAGGCAGGGGGACCATAGACGATTGCGGTTGGCACTTGCGGGGCTTCCTTTCGGTTAGAGTTCGACCCACCACGGGGCGGTAGTGTCGGATTTTGCGGGTTTGGGAGAGGTGCCGGCCATGCGCGCGGAGAGGCGGGCGTGGGCGGTTTTCCAGCGGTTCCATGCAGCCGTGCTGGCTTCGTGGCGTTCGGCTTCGGCCAGAGAGCAGCCGAGGGATTTGGCCAGGACGAAGGTTTGCCGGTGGGCGCGCAGGCGTTCGGCGTAGGAGCGCGAGACGGGCTTATGCGCCATGGCGGGCGCTCCGGTTCTGATGCTGGGCGGCCGGATCGGCGCGCAGGGCATCGCGGCGGGCGCGGTGATAAAGGGTGCCGTGCAGCCGGTGTTCCTCGGCCTGTTCCGCCTCGGTCAGCGGGCGGGTAAGGCGCAGGGCGGCCAGATCGGCAAGGCGTTCGGCCACGCCGGGGCGGCGGGCCGGGCCGGGGGCGCGGCGGGGCTGCGTCCATGGCAGCGGCGCGGATTTGCGGCGCGTCACCATGGCAGGAGGCCCATATCGCTACACACGATCAGACCGGCGATGGCGCGGTCAACCGCCAGCAGGGCAATAGCGAAAACCAGACCGGCGAGCGAGATGCGGGCGGCGATCATTGCGCGCCGCCTTGGGGCAGATCCACCGCGCAGCCGGGGCAGAAGGCATATTCGGTTTCGCCCACGGGCTCGAGCGCCCAGCCATCGGGCAGATGATCGGGGCGGGTCAGCTCGGTCGCCTCGCAGCAAGCGCAGATCACGGTCGCGATGGGGGTAAAGGGGCGCTTGACCGGCGGGGCGATGGGCTTGCCCACGGCGGCATCGGAAAGGCGGGAATGCAGAAGCGTCACAACGATTTCCTTTCAGCGGGAGAACAGCGGGAGGAGGGCGCCCCAAGCCGAGGCGATCAGCCAGCGACCGGGGAAGGCCCAGAACAGGAGGAGAGCCAGTGCCGCGCGGGGCCAGAAGCGGGCGGCCATGGCGTGGCGGTCGGCGGGATAGGCGGGGCGACAGGTTTTGCAGGCGCAGCCGTGAGGGTGCGGGCGCAGATCATGCGGCATGGCGGGCTTCCTTTTGCGTGGAGGAGAGGGCGCGGGCCGCGTGGGTGCTGGCCGCGTTGGTGCGGGTTTCGATCCAGCGGTCGAGGTGCCAGCGGATGGCCAGAACATGGTGGGCCTGATCCGCGAGGGGTTTGGAAAAGCCGCCAGCCTCGCGCGCCAGATCGGCGATGGTGGCCAGCGATTGTTCGATGGCCGCGATCATGCGGGGCCAGCAGCCGAGCGCCGAGGCGGCGCCTTCGCCCGTCACCATCCATTGCCAATCGGCCACCAGCGCGGTGAAGGTCTCGATGTCGGCGGCGGCGGTGGCCGCGTCGATCTCGCCGCGCTGGATCATTTCCGGGTAGCGGCGGGTACGCTGGCCCAGCATGCGGGTGAGCATGGCCAGCAGATCGTTATGGCAATGGGCCAGCATCGGCGGCTCTGTGGTTTCGATGCCGCCCCAGACGCGCAGGGCCGGGGGATCGAGGTCCATCCGATAGGCGGGGCGCGGGGCGGGCCTCATACCACCCGCTCCTGCGACTTGGGCTGTTCAAAGACCCAGCATTTGACGCCGCGACCGGCGGGATTGTTGACGGTCTTGGTCGCCTGCCATTTACGGGATTTGGAGCCGCGCAGCACTTTGCGCAGGAGGTCCATATTCGGGGTGGTGATGCCTGCGTTGCGGCAGCGCGCTTCGAAATCGTTGAGGTTGATGGCCATCAGCGAGGCGGTGTCGCGGTGCTGGTTGAGGCTCTTGCCTTCGGCATGGGCCTGCGCATCCTCGCGCCCGATCAGGTAATCGACCTTGTCCCAGAAGCTGGAAACCTCGGGGTGGTCGCCGCCTGCGCTATCCTGCCGATCGAGCGCCATGGAATCGACCAGTTCGAGGGTTTGGGCCACCCATTCGGGGCGCATGGTCGGGAAAAGGCCGGTGAGGCATTCGACCGCCGCCGCCAGTTGCGCGTGGCACTTGATCGGGCGGGCGTTGTGCAGACCGGGCACCCGCTTGGGCATTTCGGCATCATGGGTTTCGAAGCGCTTGAAGAAGTGGTCGAGATAGGCCGCTTCCTGCCGCACCACATGGACGATGGTGCCGCTCATCTCCTCGATGGGCCAGCTTTCCAGCTTGCGCGCGGCTTCCTTCGTCACCGGCGACCAGCCCGACTTGTCGATTTTCATCGACATGAGGCGCTCGAGGACGGCGGGGATGCCGTCGATGCGCTCATTCTGCATCAGGTAGATCGAGCCGAGGAAAGGCGGCTCATAGGTTTCGTTGCCGCTGGATTTGGCGCCGAGACTGCGCGGGGAGCGACCGTTATAGAGGACCAGCAGCTCGTTATAGTCGAACTGCGCCTGTCCGGTGCGCTTGTCATCATCGCGGCGGCCCTCGATCAGGCCCACCGGCATATTCGACACCTTGACCAGATTGCGCGCCAGCGCGGCGCGGGTGGCCTTGTTGGGGTCGAACCCTTCATAGCCCACGCGGCCCAGCAGCTTCCAAAGCACTTCGACCAGCGTGGTTTTGCCCGCGCCCGCCTCGCCGGTGATTTCGAGGAAGCCGAGCGATTTATGCCGGGCGCGGATCTGCACCGCGAAAAGGCTCATGGTGAAGAAGGCGAGGGCGACCATGCCGCGCGGCCCCCAAGCGGCCCAGATATGGGGGAGCCAGTCGAAGTTCAGATGATCGGCGTCATAGGCGATATCGAGCAGGCGTTCAGCGCTGCGCAATTTGACCGCGGATTTGCCCAGGTCGAAATAATGCTCTGAATTGACGCGCTCGACTCGCCCGTCGCGCACGGCCATATCGCCCAGCACCCATGCGCCATGGTCGGGGCTGTATCCGGTGAAGGCGATGGGCTGGACCACCTTGAGCTTGCGCATCTGGCTGCGCATGATGCGGTCGAGCTGCTCACCGCCGCCCGCCCACATGCCCGCAAAGGCCATCAGCCGCTTTTTGAATTCGCCGCTGTTGGCGCAGGCCGCCGAGGAAAACCGGGCCTTGACCGTTTCCTGATCGGGGAAGTCGATCTGGAGATAAAAGTTGGTTTCGTCGGCGATCTCGTCGCGCTCACGATAGAGCAGGCGGAAGGCGCAATTGGCGATTTCCTCGACCACAAGGCGGCGCTTGCCCATGCCGCCATCGTCATCATCATCGACCGAGACCTTGGCCCACCACAGCTTGTTGCCATGGCGGAATTCGAAGGAGGCCACGGCCACCTTGCGGTCGGCGATCAGCTTGGCCTTTTCGCGCGCCGTTTTGGCGATGGTGATGGCGCCGTTGTAGCGGTAGGTCTCGAAGGCCTTGTCGCCCAGCGGGGCGTCATCGGGATCGCCATCCCAATTCTGGTGGCGCAGGAGCAGGTCATTCCAGTCGAGCTTGGTGCCCTCACCATCGGGGCGGACCTGCATCGCCTCGGCTTCCCAGCCTTCCTTCTTCGCCCGATCGACAAAGATCCGCGTCCATTTGACGCCCGCCGCGCCCACATCGAAGGCAAAGACCAGCCGGGGGAAATCCTTTCGGCCGGAGGCGACGCAGGCATTGCGCAGATCGGCAAGGAAGCGATCCGGCCAGACATTGACCGACATGGCCGACACCGCGATGCGCTTGACCTGTGTGAGGGCAGTTGCGTCGAAAATGCCCTCGGCGATCAGGATTTCGTCGGCCTTGGCCAGCACCTCCATGGTGGTGACCGGCGGCGCCCAGACATGGCCCTTCCACGATCCGCCATAGGTGAAATGGGCCTTCTTTTCGAAGCGGCCCGGCTTGTCGATGATGCGTTCCCAATGGGTTTCGCCCACCTTGAAGCGCACCGTGGCGCTGGTGGCCTTGCCGTCCGAGAAGGTTTCCTGTGTGAAGCTGCCGCGCAGGAGGCGCAGATCGAGGCCGCGTTCGTGGAGCAAATAGGCATCGGCGGCGGCGGTGGGGTTTTCCTCGGTGCGGGGGAAGCGCTTTGACCAGTCCTCGAACAGGTCGGGGAGCTGGTTACGGACGCTGTCTTCCCAGCCGCATTTCTCTATTCGGTTGCACTTGATGACCTTGGGGTTTTCGGCGGCGCAATAGGCCTCCATCTTGCCGCATTGGGGGCATTTGCCCTTTTGCAGCCATGCGCCCTTCATCGACTTGAATTGAAAGCGCGCTTTCAGGCCCTTGAGGATTTCATCTTGCAGGTTCACCGGCCAGCGCTCCCCATCTTGGCAAGGCGGGCGGTTTGGGCGTCGATGCGGGCCAGCAGGGCGTTGGCGCGTTCAAAGCTGATCTCACCGGAGATACCGGCCATGGCCGCTTCCATCTCCCAGCGGTGGAGCATGTCGCGCAGGTGGCCGATGCGGGAATAGCGCAGTGTGGTGGCGCGGCGGGTGGTCTGGAAATTGGACAAAGCATCCCCCTCGGCAGAAGTGCTGCCGTTTGTGGTTTCGGGTGGTGTTGAGGGTGGGCCGGGCCGGAGCCCGGTTGATCCGGGTTAGTCGGGCGGGGCGAACATGCTCATTTGATCGGGATCGTCATGCGCGCCGGGGCTGGGGGGAAGCACCTGCGGGATGCGTTCACGCGGGCAAGCCTTAAGATGCAGGCCGGGCCGGGGATTGGTGCCCCGGCTGTAATAATGGATAAAGCTAAGCTCCATGCCTCCGGTGGTGCCGCAGCCGGGGTTGGTGCAGATCACATCCATCGTTTTGAGCGTTTGCGTTTGCCGTTCCGACCGGCGGATGACCATCGGAGCATCGCAATCCGGGCAGGTGACAAGGGCGCGATTAGTGGCCTGTGTCCCGCCGCTGCGCAGGCGCAGCTCCATGGGGGCGATGATCAGGGGGCGGGATTGCAGGGTTCCTTCGCCGCTCATGCTTTGGCTTCCTTGCGTTCGGCGGCATCAAGGGCCGCGATACCATCGGTGAGGGCGGCGATGGCCTCTTGGGCTTCGCGGCGGGCTTCGCGGCGCTTGGCCGGGCTGGCGCTGTGTGCGGTCGCCTCGATCATGGCGGACACCGCCTCGCCCGCTTCCTTGGCCGCCGATCCAGCGGCGCGGGCCAGATCAACGTCAGACGCGGCGCGGCCAGCGATATCGAGGCGCAGGGCGTGGAGGCGGTGGAAAGGTGCATGATCGCCGCCATGATCGAGGAAGGCGCGGTCGAGCCGTTCGGCGTCGATCAGGCGGATCTCGGTTTCGCAATCCGGGTCCGACCAGTAGCGCACCGTGCGTTCATTCACACCGCAGATCGCGCCGCAGCGGTCCCAGCCGATCCGGGCGGCGATGACGGTCAGCGTGTGCTGATAGGTGAGGGGTTCGCGCAGCTTTGTCATGCGGCGGCTCCCTTCGAAAAGCCCATTCCATTGAAATGGCGGCGATTCGCGCCCTGATCTACACCATACCAGCGCGGGCCGGGGGCTATGTCGAGCGGATAGAGATCGGGGCGAAGGGAGTGGCGGGAGACGCCGGTTGCCGCCTCGATGGCAAAGACATGGATGTCGGGCACGCGCTTGGAACTTTGCAGCCACTTCCAGACGGCAGGCTGACCAACACCACAAATGCGGGCGAGTGCAGACTGACCACCGGCGCGTTCAACGGCGGAAATCAGGGCCTCGTAAGGGGTAAGGATCGTTTCCATGGCTCGTGACTATTCCAAAAGGCATAGGTCAGTCAATCGCAAAAAGACAATAGCGGTCTATTCCAGAAGGAATAAAGGTTACAGCGTGTTCAGAGGTGATCGACTCGAAGCCCTCATGGCTGAAAAAGGCATCTCGCAGAGCGAGATGTCGCGCCGCGTTGGCATTACCCAATCAACGATCTGGAAGTTGCTCAACGAGCCTAAGCAGGGGTCGAAGCACATCCACGTAATCGCAAGGGAATTGGGTACAACACCTGCCTATCTGATGGGTGAGACGGATGATCCGCAGGAAGGTTTCGTCCCTGCTCCCAGTATCAACGATGTGGCCCGCGAACTTGGTATCGTTGGCCTGCGTGAAATCGATCTGTCGTTGGGCATGGGGGCGACCTATCTGGACGTTCCCGTCACCGAGACCATGCGATATTTCGATGAGGGATGGCTCCGAACCTACACCCGCTCAAAGCCGGAAGACCTTATCTTTGCGCAAGGTATCGGCGATTCGATGGAGCCGACCATCCGGGATAGCGACCTGCTTTTGATCGATGTTTCCCAGCGGACCCTCAACATTTCCGAAAAGATCTGGGTCGTGGCCTATGCCCATTGCGCTTCGGTGAAGCGCCTAAGCCCACGTGCGGATGGTGGCATTGATATGCTGTGCGATAACCAATTGGTTCCTAATCGGACGGCTTATGATGGCGAGATGCATATCATTGGTAGGGTGGTTGCTGTAGTGCGGAAGATATGAGGATATTACGGTCGAAAGCATGATCGAGCCATGAAACGAACCCTCATTGCCAGCGCCATATGCCTGCTTTTGGCATTTTTTATATTTGCAGCCATGCTTAGCCCAACGGTTGCAGCGCTGATGGCAATTCTTCTATTGGGAGGCGGCGCCACCCTAGTGGTTATTGGCGCGTGTATCGTGCTTTTATGGCGAGCCGTAAAACGCTTCTCACGCTGGTCCAAAGACAGATAAATCCTAGTAGGTGTGTAAATAAATACACAAATCAGCTTGCCCTCCTGATATCCAATGTGTATATATCTACACATGGAACGCGATAGCAAAAAGATCATCAAGCGCCTTCTGGTCGAAGGGTGGGAACAGGTTTCGAGCCGGGGTTCGCACCATAAGTTTCGCCGAGACGGAAAGATGATCGTGGTGCCCCATCCCAAGAAGGATCTGCCAATTGGGACGGCCCGCAATATCGCAAAGGATGCGGGCTGGATCTGATCCAGCCCTATCAACAAAGCCAAGGAGGGCACGTTGAAAACCTATTTTGCTATTGTCCATAAGGACGAAGACAGCGCCTTTGGCGTAACCTTTCCCGATCTGCCCGGCTGCTATTCCGCCGCCGACCGGATCGAGGATGTGTTGCCCAATGCCTGTGAAGCGCTCGAACTTTGGTTTGAGGATTCGCAGGATATCGCTCCGCGCGATCTGGCGGCTATTTCCGCCGAGGCCGCGCTGGATCTTGCCCAGGGCGCGTTTATCATCGCGGTTCCGCGGCTTTCGGCATCGAGCAAGACCGTGCGCGTCAACCTATCGCTGGAGGCCGGAATGCTGGCCGATATCGACAGCGCCGCCGCCGCGCGCCGGATGACCCGCAGCGCCTTCATCACCGAGGCCGCGCGCAATGAGATTTGCGGGGCTCATTGAGCGGTGAGAGCGGATATGGCGTTGAAAATTCGGGCGCTTATGGCGCTCCCTCTGGCGCTTTTGGGCGGCTGTGGCGGAAATAATTCGGTTGCGCCTTCACCAACAGAAACCGCAATCCAAGTTCAAGATCAGCCAGCCAGTGTGGCTCCTGCATCAACAAAGGATCTGGCATCTGCCCGCAAAGATGCCTTAGCCAATTGGAAGCAGGTTACTTTGCCCGGATATGCACCTCCGGCCCCTGTCGCCGGAGATTGCCGGACAACGGTTTGTGAAGCCAATAGGGTTCAACTTGAGCGCAACGATTGGCCTAAGGCTTGGAGGGGTAGCTATCAGGGGCAACGCAATGTCGCCTTTTGCCGTTCTAACGGATGCGACGGCGCAGCCATCATCGATAAGGTTGAGGCGTGTGCGTGGCGTCAGGTAATCAGTTCAACGCATGAAGGTAAAGTGGATGATACTGATGCATCCAATCTTCAGATTGACTGCGGTGGACTGATACAAGGCCAGCTTGATGTGGCAATGGAAAGGGCGGGAGTTATGGCCCGGACAATCGTATGGAAGGGAACGGATTAGGCCTGCCGGAGGCGAGCCTACTTCCCCTCTAACCGGACCATCTGCTTGAACCCGCCCGCTTCCATGGTGGTATCGATGCTCTCGATCAGCCACTTTGTCCCGTCTACCGCCTTGCTCCAGCCTTTCAGCGTCACGCCCTGATTCGGCCGCAACCTGCAGTCGGCCACCGCCAGATAATATTCGAACTTGCTCTTAGCCCGCTGCCGCTTGGCGAGGTTCGATTTGGCCGCCCGCGTCGCGCTGCTCCTGCTGGCGTAGATGTGCTTGAGCCGGTAGGCATCGCCGCTGCCCTCGCTCACCGTCTTGCGCGCGCCGGTTGAGCCATCGTGATATTGCGCCTCCACGCCGGTCTGCGCGCCGCGTTCGGCGCGGATGTAGCGCCATGACCACCCATCCTGCCGGGTCAGGGTGATCGCCGGGATGGTCTGGCCGCCCGCCGTAGTGGCGCTGCCCTTGGGCAGGATCAGGATCTTGCGGTCCTTCCATGTCGCGGTGGCGTCGAAGCGTTTGCCCAGATCCTGCACCAAGGCCATGTCGGACTTGTTGTGCTGTTCCAGCGCCTCGATGGGTTCGCTGGCCAGATCGGGATGAACGCGGGCGGTGATACCGTGGCGCGCGGCGATCTCGGCGATCAGCGCGCCCAGCGTGGTGTCATGCCAGACGCGGTTGCGCCGCTTGGCATAGGTGCCGGCCAGATCTGCCGAGCGCGCGCGGATGGTGATCTGATCGGGCGGGCCGCTTTCCTCGACCTCGTCGACGCGGAACCGACCTTTGTCGATCAGGCCCACCGGATGATCGTCGAACCGGCTTTCCCAGCCCAGCGAGAGCGAGAGAATCGCGCCAGCATTGGGTACGGCCAGCTTGCCATCGACATTCTGCAGCGTGAGCGTCAATTCATCCGCCGAGCCGTCGCGCTTTTCCACCAGCGTGAGCGAGAGGAAGCGCGGGTTGATCTTGGCCGCCAGATCCACGCCATTGTCGAGGTGCAAGCGCAGGCCCGCCTTATTCGCCGCCATCATTCCACCCGCGAGAGTTCGAGGGAGAAATCGACCATGCGCGGGATGCCGCCCGCCATGATGACCTTGTGCGTCTGATCCAGCCCATCGATCCGGTAAAAGCCCCAGAGCGTGCCGAGACCGTCGAGCAGCGGGAAGGCATCGCCACTGTCGCCCATCTCGATCAGGAAGGTGAGCGCGCCGTAATTGCCCGCGATTTCGGGGATGATCTCGCCCGCGATGGAGACGCGATCCTCGCCGGGGCCTGCGAACTGGCTGGCCGGGCGGGCCATGAAGCGGTCGTTCTGTTCATGGCGCCATGCGATCCGGCGCGAAAGCTGGTCATAGGCGGCCTGCTCCATGCCGAAGGTGAACAGGCCCAGCGACATCAGGACGGCGGGCGAGAGCAGGTCGCGCTGGCTGATCGTGACCGGGGTGGACAGGTCGATCAGGCTGGAGGAGGTGAGGTCAGCCATCAGCGTCCATCCCCGCCGGTCATGTCGGACCGACCTGCCACGCCCTGGGCGTGATCCATCTTGCGGATGACATGGTTGGCGATGGCTTCCTCGCTTTGGCCGGGGGCGGCATAGATATGCTGCGTGACCGGCGCGCGCGCCGCGCCGCCAGCGGCCACCGCCGCCGGTCGGACCGGGGCGAGGGCGGGGAAGGGGTTGGCAGGCTGTGCCTTTGACCAATCGACGCCGGGACGCCCGCCTCCACTGGGGGAGGCGGCATGCAGGATCGCGCGAGGCGGCCCTGCATGCCGCCAATCAACAGGTGCAGAATAAGATGCTGGGGGCTGGTAAGCTGGCATGGTGGTGCCGTTTAGCCAGGACAGAACAGAAGAAGCTTTCCCGAGCAGATAGGTAAAGGTGGAAAGAACGCCGCCAGATTCAGCCAGCGATAAGTTGAAGTTATCGAGAGACGCCTGATATTTTTCTTTCTCGCCCAGAATGCCGCCGATTACCATTTGATGGGTTTCACCAATCCCCAAGGTCTGGCTATAGGCAGCGCGCGATTTCATCAGCGTATCAAGCTGCTTCTCAATCAGGTTGAACAGTTTGCTACCGGTATTGCCAAATAGCATCATGTTCTCACGCTGGATATCCTTGACGCCAGCGTCGGCATAGCGCTTGCGCATCTGAATATAAAAATCGACCGGACTATTTTGCAGAGTCGCAGCGAGGTCTGAACGCAACGGATTTTCGCCGTTCTTAAATGCCTTAATACCATCAACCTTGTTGAATATAATCTTGCTCTGGTCCCATGCACCGAGGCGGATCATTTCGCGCATCGCAGCTTGATTTTTGACCATGCCATTCGCGCGGGAATAGGCCGTCATCAGGCCAACGCCTGCGGTATCGTGCATTTCCGCGATCAGCGGTTCAAAGTCTGCGAACAGCGCCTGTTTGGACAGGCTCATCCCGGCGGTGCCTGCGCGAGCGAGGAAGCCCTGATAATTGGAAGCGTTGACATTGCCGCCCGAGGAAATAAGCGCTCGGAACAGACCATCGGTCAGTTCCGCTGCCCGCTTGGGATTGGACAGACCTCCCTGCATTTCTACAACGCGCAGGAGATCGCGCTCCAGCTCTGGCGTTAGTTCCTGTCCAAGCGCCGTCATTGAAACGCTTAGGCGGGCCATGATCGGTGCCATCAACTTTGCAGCGGCAACCTGTTCGGAAGGGCTATGCGCGCCACTTTCACGGAAAGCGCCCTGCGCCTCGACGATGAAGCGCATGTTGTCGCGGGCGCTCGACCCGGCGATGTTCATGCCCTTGGCATAGGCCTCAAGATCCTTGACCACCGCTTCATTGAGGCCGAGCGCGCGAAGTCGGTAGCTTAGCGCCTGAAAGTTGCCGCCCACGTCTGCGGCCTGTTCGGCAATTCCAAGCGCAGTCATGGCTGCTTGGCCGCCACGAGATCGCATATTCGACCATCGGCCACGGTCGCGTTGCTCAAGCGATTGCCTTGCCTGATCCTCGCGCCGCTGCTGCGATGCTGCCGACCGTTCATTCCGAAGGTTGGTTTTGAGGCGCCTATCATTCCCATCAAGTAGGGAGTTCTGGCGCTTAAGGCTGGCGTTTGCCTTTTCGATGCGACTGCTAAGGCTGGCTTCGTGCTGCCCAAGGCGCGCGACATCGATCCCGGCGGTGCGCATGTTTGCCACCATTTCCTTGGCGCCGGATGCCGCCTTCTTTTCCGCCTCTTTCATCTTGGTAAGATGCTTCTCGGCGGCCTGAATAGAGGAAACCAGCTTCTTGGTCGGCGCTTCACCGGCCACGATCTGGGCTTTGAGCGCGGCAAGATTGCTGGCCGCCTCGCGCGAGGCTTTCCTGTGCTTGATCAAGTTTTCTGTGGCCTCACGCATGGCCTTGGCATCGGCCAGCCTTTTATTGAGACTGCCGACTTCATCCTTGAGGGCTTTGATCCTGTCGCGCGTGGCAGTGCTGGCGGCGGATAGTTTGCGCGTGGTTGCGGACATCTTGTCCACGCCCACGAAATCGACCGCAAGTGTGAGCTTCTTATCGCTCATCCTTCACCTTCCTTGGCCGCCCACATGCGGTTCCATTTTTCCACGGCTAGGGTGTGCCAGAGCCGCAATTCATTGATGGTGAGCACGCCGATTTCCGAGAGCGGCCAGTGAAAGATGATGGCCAGATCGGCCATCATGCCTTCGACAGTCGGTCCTCGATCAGCGTCTGAAACATGGCCTGCTCGGCCTTGGTCATAAAAAAATCACGCATAACCCCAACGATTTCGGCCACATCGGGCGCTTCGAGTTCCTGAATTTCCTGCTCAATGAGAGGCGGTAGGGTGACGCGTGGAAGCAATTCGAGATAGGCCGAAACCTGTGTTCCCATCAGGTCACGCATCGACAAGCCCATGAGCTGTAGGGCCTTGGGGCGGTTGACCGTGATCTCCTTGATTTCAGTCGCACCGCGTTTGATCGGGAAATCGAGCGTAATGGTGTGGCTGGCAACGGGAGTGGTGGTGTCGGACATGAGCGGGGCTTTCGTGATGCGCGGGGGCTGGAAGGGGCCGGTGGCGGGAGAGGAGCGCCACCGGCCCACCGACCAGACGGCGCCCCGCAAAAGGACCATCTGGCCGGATGTGATGCGCGCGGATTAACCGGCGAGGATGGCCATGATCTCGGCGTAGCGATCCTCGCCGCCGACGATGTAGATGCCGTTCAGCATGTCGATCTCGACCTCGACCACACCGTTCACCTCGCGGCGGTAATAGGTGAGGTCCGCCTTGTATTTGTGCTCGGTGGGATCGCCGGGCTTGTCCTTGCCGAAGTCGATCTCGTTGAAGCTGCCGCGCATGAAAATATCGACGGCCTGCGGGGTGCTGGTCGATTTGGCCTGATAGGCGCAGACGAGGCGGATGCGGGTATCATCGCGCGCAAACAGGCGGACCAGCGCGGTTTCATGGCCGCCGAAGGTGAGCGTGGACTCCATCGGGTTGAGGCCCATCTTGCGCTTGACCGTGCCGGGCATGCCGCCGCCGCGCCAGTCGCCGGTGTTTTCCGAGAGCTTGGGCTGTTCGAATTCGCCGATGATGCCGCGATAATCGGCGCCGTTCACAAAGGTGTTAAGGTTTTGCAGGGTGCGGGGAAGGCCCATGGGACGCTCCTGTCAGAAGGGGGAGGGAAGGATCAGGCCGCGACCTGCGAGGCGAAGTCGCTGTAGAATTCCTCGGTGATGGCAAAATCGACCGTGGGGTTTTCAAACGGCGCGCAGGGGGTGAAGCGCAGGGCGAATTTGGGCCGACCGGCGGCGAGTTCGGCGCTGGTGTTGCCGGTGGCGGCCAGCGCGACCTTGGCGCCCATGATCCAGCCGGAGGTGGCCAGTTCGCTGAATTTGGTGTTGCAGCTTTCGAGCAGGTCTTTGACCAGGGCGACGGTCATCGGCTTGTCGAATTCGGGGGCGAAGGCCTCGATCACGATATCCTGCAGCGCGTGGAGCGTGCGGACGGCGCTTTCGAAGCGATATTCGCTCTGGTCTTCGCCCGCGCAGGTGGTGTTGCCCCAGAAGCGGAAGCCGCCGAATTCGCGGATGATCGTGACGATATCGGCATCGTTGAGGACGCCCGCCTCGGTGCTGCTGTCGAGCAGGTCGAAGGCAATGTTGCGGGTGAGCGCGGTGACGCCATCCATCGCCACATTGCTGATCGTTTTGTGCCAGCCCGTGGTCTCGTCGATCTGGGCGCGCAGGCCCAGCGCGCGGGCGGTGGCATCGCCCACAAAATCGGGCGAAGTGTTGGGCCAGATCAGCGTGAGTTCGCGGGCCGAGAAGGTCTGGCGATAGGCGATGACCGCCGCGTCATCCTCGCCGATCGCACGGGCATAGGCGCGGCCGCGCAGGCGCTTGGCCGCGATCACGAGCTGCGCGGTGACGGTGGCGGCATCGAGGCCGGGGGCGCCGATGATGCGCGGGCGGACATTGACGACGCTTTTGGCCGCGATCAGCGCCTGTAGGCCGGTTTTGACCCCGCCGACATTGCCGCCGATGACGTTGGTGCTGGTTTCGGCATCATCCTCGCCTTCGGCCACGCGGACCACCACCAGCACCGGGGTGACCTGATCGGCGATGGCTTCGAGCGTGGGCAGCAGCGTGCCGCCGGTGCCCGCCTTGCCGATGGCCTCGGCGATGTTGGTGATCAGGACCGGCGTATCGAGCGGGAAGGCAGCATCGAGCGCGGTGGTGGCTGCGCCGTCCGCCGCGCTGGCGGTGGCGATGATGCCGATCACGGCCATGCTGGAGGTGGCGAGGCTGCGCGCCCCGCTGGTGGATTCGGTGAGGGTGAGGCCGTGGGCCATGGCGTGATCCTTCAGGCTGTGATGGAGAGGGTGACGGGCTGGGCGGTGTCGGCGCGTTGGCCGCTGATCTGGATGGTGAGCTTGCCCAAAGCAGGCGCGCCGAACAGGCGGACGCGGGCGATGGAGAGGCGCGGCTCCCACGCGCGGATGGCGAGGACCGTGGCGGCGCGGATCAGCATGGGGGTGGCCGCGTTGATCGGCGCGTCGATGAGGCTGGGGATCAGCGAGCCATAGGCGCGGCGCATGACGCGCGAGCCGATGGGCGTGGTGAGGATATCGGCCACCGATTGCGCCAGATGCGCATCGCCCGAGAGGGGCTTTCCTGTGGTGGCGTCCATTCCGTTCATGGCGGATGGGATGCCTGCCCGCGCGCGCGCGGGCCAGCAGGGGCAGGGGTAAGGGGGCGGTTTACCGAGGATCAGGCGGCGGGTGGATCGCTCAAAGCTGCACCGCGCTGGATATTGGGGTGTTTGTGCCCTTTCAGGCTGATCCCGCCCGCGACCACATTGCCATCGGCGGTGATATCGCCGGTGGCGTGAACCGTTTCCGCATCCAGCGTGATGGTGGTGGCCTTGATCGTGGCGGTGGCGCCATCGGGCAGGGTGGCGGCCAGATGGTGGGTTTCGGGGTCATAGGAGAAGATCGCGCCATCGGCGAAGGCAATCAGTTCGGCCAGCGATGACGCGGGGGCGGGGTTATTGTCATTGTTGAGGCCCGCCAGCGCCACGCCATTGCCGATCTGGCCATCGGGGCAGAGCAGGACGCATTCCTCGCCCACGGTGGGCGCGCTCCAGCGGCGGGTGGCGCCAGCGCGCAGGGCAAGCCAGCGGATGGGCGGGCTTTCGATGGCGCCATCGTCCGCTTCGGGATCGCCAAAGCGGACGCGGCAGCGGGGGGGATCGAGCGTCACGGCGCTGATCACACCGAGGCGGATCAGCGTCGAGGGATCGAGGGGGATATCGTCGTCCGTCACTCGCCGATCCTTTGAGCCCAATCAAAGGCCGCGCGGGCATAGGCATAGTTCGCATCGCAAACCCGCAAATCTGCCTCGCTGATGGTCAGCGTCGCCACGAGTTGGTCTGGGGCGGCGTTCGCAAGAATTGCGGGATTTCCACCTTGGGCGGCGCTGGCGGAATGGGTTGGGGCCGCGATCCGCACGCGGTGATCAGCAATGTAAGCGGCAAGGCGAGCATCGCCCTGCGCTTGCAGCGCGGCATAGTTTTGGCCTGCATCATGGGCAAGAATCCTATATTTCAATTCCGCCAAGGCTTTGATGGCCTTGGCTTGCGATTGTTCGGCCTTCAATTGAGCGATGGCCGCGTGGCTTATGGCCCCGTAATTTCTGACAAGGCGGTACTCCAATCCGGTGCCCGCCAGTGCGAGGATGGCTATTGCCGCCCAAGCCCGCGCAGGCGTTGCGGTGATCCAGCGCAGGAGCGCCAGCGGCCAGCGCCAGAGCGAGCCGGTGAGCAGGGACAGGGCGAGGGAGGCGAGCTTGCCCATCGTCAGGCATCCTTTCGGCAGCGGGGGATCGGGTCAGGGGTTGAGGATGCGCAGGTTCTTGCGAACGACCCATGCATAGAGCGCATCGAGCATCAGCAGCGTCACCAGCGCTTCAAGTTGGGAAGCGGCGCCGCCCGTCACCATCCAGATCGCGAATGCCGAAATCAGCACGGTCTTGCCGATGAGGGTGGCTTCCACCCCGATACGGGCCATCACGAAGGCCAGCAGCCGATTGCCCTCGCCAGCGCGGCCCGACATCAGCCCGGCGCGGGTGGTGCGCCAATCGGCGACAGCGAGGCCGATCAGCAAGAGCGCGAGAAGATACAGAACAATATTCATGGCAATTACTCCAATGGGCGCCAGTGGGCGCGGAAGGGGGAAATCAGGCGGCATCGCGCAGGCAAATCGCCTGCTCTCGTTTGCGGCGCGCGACGATGCCGGGGATCACGCGGCCACCGGCCTTGTTGAACCATGTCAGGCTGTTGCAGGCGGCGCGGATCTGGCCCGCGTTGATCTGGCGGCGCATGGTCGAGCGGCAATAGGTCGGCCAGCCCACATGATGACCCAGACTGAGCGCGGCATAGCGGACGTTATCCCGGCGCGGGATCGAGAGCGCGAGGCCGGGGGTGCAGGCCATGATATGCGCCCCGTCAGCCGTCAGCCGGTCCACCAGCATCTGGGCGCATTGCTGCTCGGTGAACTCCCGGCCCACCTTGATGCCCTCGCCGGTCAGTCCGTCGCAGGCCGTGGCCACGCCGATCATATCGAGGTAGACTCGCAAATACTGCTTGCCGCTGATATTCGTGATCGTGGCGGTCCTGGCTTGAGGCGAGACGGCGACCGCCACCTTGCGGCCACTCTCTTCCTTGGGGATCTCGGTCAGCACCAATTGCGTGGTGGCCGGGCCGATCAGCGCCAGCAGCGCCGCTATCAACACCACCACGCCGCCCTTTTTGACCTGTCCGGTTTCAGGCTGCGTTGCCATCGGGCTTGCTCCCTTGCTGGATCAGACGCAGCGCGGTGGGCGCGGCAAAGACCGCCAGCCCGGCCAGCGCCGAGGCCAGCGGGCGCCAGCGTTCGGGCACATAGGCCACCAGCCCGGTCAGGATCTGGGGCTGGGCCACCAGCGCGCCCGCGACCACACCGGCCAGCGCGGCCATGCGCACCGACCACCAGCGCCAAGCCTGACGCGCATCTTCAACCAAGGTCATCGGATTGCTCCTGTTTTGCGCGCCGCGGATTCCTGATCCAGCCCAGCTCGATCAGCTTCTGCACGGCGGTAAGGCAGACCACGACAAGGCCGCCCAATTGGATAAGGTGAGGCAGGGCCTCCCAGAAATTCGCCAAGGCCATCACCATCAGGGCAAAGAGAGTGTCCCACCAGCCGCGCGCATGAGGCGCGGCCAGCGATGCGGTTGCCAGCACAGGCGATGGCAGGGGCGACAGGTCAGCCATGGGGCACCTGTCAGGTCGCGTTGCCGAAGACGCTGAAGGCCAGCGGCCCGGCGATCTGCGCGTCTTGCCAGCCAAGGACGCCCTGAATGGTCAGCGTCACATTCTTTTCCTCGGGCAGCGCTTCGAGCTGGCCCAACAGAAAATCGGCGCAGGCTTGGGGGAAAGTCGGGTCATTGGCAGGCCGCGCTGCCAGATCGGTGCGCACGTCCTTGATCGGGCCGGACATGGTGAAACCAAAGGGGGTGGACATGGGGAGCCTCTTATTTGGTGCGGTTGAAGATGGGGGCGTAGACGCGGAAAACCGTGTTCAGCGTGACGCCGCTGGCGTAGTTGATGTTGAGCAGCGGCCAGAGGTAGTCGGCCCCATTGTGGAAATAGGCCGCGCCCTCGGTGAGCGTCCGCCCGTAGAGGGCGAAGTTGCTGTTCGGGGTGAAGGCGATGCCGCGCTGCACCAGCAGACTATCCGCCGCGCTGTAGCTGCCGACCTGCATGGTGAGCTTGCCGGATGAGCCGTCGTAACCGGTTTGCGTGGTGCCCGCCGAGAAATCGCCGCTGATGATCCGCATGGGAACGTGGCAGCGATAATTGGACCCGGCCACATAGCTCATGGATTTCTGAGGCTGGAAACGCAGCACCCAGCCGCCAGAGCCGGTCGTGGTGCCGGTGTGCGAAAACTCCACGAAATCGCCATACTGATCAGTGCCGACCTTGGTGACGGCAATGGTCGCGCCCGCCGGGGTGCCGCTCATCGACCAGCCGGTGGGCAGCACTGCCGCCGCGCCGCCGATCAAACGGCGATTGGAAGGCTGGATGCCGCCGAAGCGCGTCAAAGCCTTGTCGCGGCCAGTGCGCCCCGTCCCCTTGGTGAGGATCATGTCGCCCAGCACAAAGGTATCGGCACTGCCCGCGACAATGCCGCTGCCATAGACGCGGAATTGCCACGAGCCGGGATTGGCATTGGCCGCGAGGTAGAACGGCAGCATCAGCTTGGCCGGTGAGCCATTGGCCGGAAGCGGGAAGGTGCGGAGGAATGAATAATAGTTGTTCGAGGTGTTCACCACATCGACCGTCACATAGGACAGCGTATTGCTTGCCGCCTTGGAAAGGCTGACCTCCAAGAACATCGGCCCGCCCGCCCCGGCGTAAGGATCGGTAAAGCCCAGCAAGGCAAGGCCGGTCACCGCCGCGTATTCATTCGCGCCATAGGGATCGGCCACAGCCACCGAAGTCGTGCCGGACGCATAGGATAAGTCATAGCCAGACAGGCCCACCGCGACCGGAACCACCAGCGGGTCATCGCTGATCGGGATCGCGGGCATGGCATTGATATCACCAAGCCAAGCCCCGCTGCGATCATCGAGGCGACCAACCGGCACGTTGGACAGGGCCAGCGGGATATTCGAGGCCGTGTCATCCAATTCAAAGCGGTTGTTATTGTTGGAATAGTTGGGGTTACGCCCAAGCGGGAATTCGATGTATTTCGTCAGCGTTCCGCCTACGAACGTATTGCCGCGCCCATGGAAATAGCGCGTATTGGTCACATAGGAGCGGATGAACGGCGCATTGAACGGCGAGGGATTGCCGACATGGTTGTCGAAAATCTTGAAGCCGGAAATATCGCCGGAAGTATCGGTGAACGAAGGCGGATATTGCGAGTTGCTCCCGCCGAGCGAGGTGTCCTCGTTGGCAATCAGGATGCGCGGCGTAGGATAGGCGCTGTCCAGCAATTCGCCGCCGAAGCGGCAGTTATAGATGATCGAGTTGTGACCGCTGTTGGTTTCGCCGCCGCTCGTATTCGGCTTGAGCCAGATGTCAGCCTTGGTGCGCGGAACGCTCGAATCGTTGCCGCCCTGAAAATAGCAGCGCTGGATCGTGACGTGGCTGCCCGGATGCGGCCCGATGACGATGTGATAGGTGTTGCCACTCATGTAGCAATCTTCGATGATGGTCTGGTCGGCCATGCCGCGCCAAGAGATGCCGCAGGTTTGCAGCCCGGTCGGCATCCCGCCGCCGAACCGGCAATTCTTGACATGCAGCGCGGGGCTATCGGTCGCGGAATTCTGGATCGCGCATTCGGTGTAGTTGTGGAAGCTGTTGTTGGTGAATTCCACCCGCCAAGAAATATTGGTGGCGGTGTTGGTGTTTTTGTAGGCGCCTTTCCCGCCAACAAAAATCAGACCATCCATGACGACAGTGGTGGGATTGCCCGAATGGGTCGCAAAATATTGCCCGGCAGGGATGCGGATCACCACCGTATGGGGAACGCGCGCCCGAATATTGATGGGCTTTCCGGCAAAGACAAAGCCGCCCGCATCATAGACGCCCGGTTCCAAGACGATGCCCACGTCATTAAAGATCGTGTCGCCCGAGCCGAGCGGCAGCGCGGCAGTCCCTTGCGCATAGGCAATGGCGGCGGCAAAGCCCGCCTGATCGGCCACCGCATGAGCGCCATCGCCCACCGCCCCAAAGTCGATGGACGGAACCGCCGAACGATTCTTCAGGCGGTCCACGTAAGGCGTGGTCGGGATGATGCCGAAAGGCGTTGAGGCGCTGGAGGAAACCTTCGTGTAGATCAGGATCTGGGTGCCCGACAGGACCGTATATTGCCGTGTGGCAAGGAGGTTACTGTCAGCCTGCGCCGCCGCCGTGCTGGCATAATTGGGATAGGGCAGCGTGGCGGCCACGGCTTGGGTGCTGGCCAGCGCGGCCAGCGCCACATCGCGCGCGGCACTGGCGGCGGCGACCATCGGCGCGGCCAGAGCGGCCAGACGCGCGCGCCAGCTTTTGCCGCCTTTGACCACCGGCAGGGTTTCGGTGCCGTCGATGGCGTCATCGGCCAAAAGATCGAGGTTGGTGATTTTGACCATGGGGGCTTACTTTCCGAGAGCGCGCCAGAAGACCGCGCGGTCGAGGTCGTCGGAGAACACGTTGAATTGGGTGAGGCTGACCTTGTTGCCGCCCACGCTGTTGCCGCTGACCGCGCCGGGGTTGGGGGTGCGCGCGGTGACCTGAAGGTTGACCGAGGCCAGATCGGTGAAGGGGATGGGGAAGGTCAGCGAGGGCGGCGAGCTGCTCTCGCCCGCCGTCACCTCACCCCATTGTTCGATCAGGCCGTTCGGCATCCTGCGCCAATAGCCGTTGGCATTGGAGCCGAAGGTGGCGGCATCCTCGACCAGGACAAAGGCGGCGGCGTGTTTGCCGTCGAGCAGATCGGCATCAAGATCGGTGCCCGCGCCATCGACCGTTTTGAGCAGGGTGAGGATGGCCGCGCCGGTAAAGCCCACGCTGTCGAAGGGCACATAGCCAAGGCGCGAGACGATATCGGCATACCATGCGCCATGCTGGCCATCGAGCAGATCGGCATCGAGGGTGGAGCCTGCGCCATCGACGCGCAGCAGCAGGGCGAGGATGGCGGCCTGCATCGCTGCCGGGGTCAGGGCGCGCTGGGTGTCGGTGCCTGCGCTGGCCTCGGCATTGGTGGCCAGTTCGACCACGCCTTGACGGGTGGTGGTGGCGGGCGGGTTGAGGAAGTTGGTGTCGCCGAAACTGATGCTCTCGGCCTGCCCTTCGGCCAGCTTGATATCCAGCACGAAGAAGGAGGCCGAGGGCGCGGCCTTGGCGGCGATGGGGCCGCTCTGGCCATAGACGGCAAACAGTGTGCCATCGGCCAGATAGAGCGCGAAACCGCGATAGGAATAGACATCGTCCGAGGCATCGAGCGCGGTCATGTGCAGCGTGTCATCGCCCGCCTGCTGACCCGAAACGTCGATGCGCTTGAATTCGCCGGGCAGGGCCTCGAGCGTGCTGGCCACGGTAAAGACCGCGTCGGTCAGGCCAAGCTGGGTGATGACCACCGGGCCGAGCGAGGGGCTGTCATCGCCGACAATGGCCGAGAGGCCCGCTTTGGTCAGGGTAATCAGCAGCGGGTCCATCAGATGTACTCCCAAGCGATGCCGTCCGCATCCTCGAGCGGCTCGCCATATTCGGTGGTCAGTTTGAGATCGTCGGCGGGGTCGGGGGCGATCATCGTCGCCATGGTGCGGTCCATCCGCCACGCGCGCGCCACGGCGGCCATGGGCAGGGTGACCTTGGCCATGATGCGCTGGCGCAGGGTGAAATGGGCGCGGGCGGGTTTGACGCGCACCAGATCGCGGTAAAGCTCGGTGGCGAAGCTGGCCGTGGCCAGATCGTCGAACGCGCCATCGAGCGGCAGGGTGCAGAAGAAGGTGTAGGGCACGCCGGTGCCGCCTTCCTCCCACCATTCGGTCAGGGTGATGCGCGGGTCGTAATCGGCGATCACCGCCTCGGCGGCGGCGCGGCTGCCCCGGATCTTGGCATTGGGGATGGCCTGCGCGGTGGCGGCGCGGCGCTGCTCCTCGCTCCAGCTTGGGCGCCAGCGGTTGACCGACAGGCCCCAAGCCAGCCACGGCAGGATCGAGGCCGGGATCGCATCGGGGCGCACAAGGTCGGTGAGCGGCGTGGGGATGGCGGTGATGCGCGCCATGGCCCCGGCCAGCGCATGTTCGAGCGGGCGCGCGTTGGGCGGCAGGAGGGAAGGGTTATTCGCCACGGCCCGCCACCGTCAGGTTGATGGCAAGGCAATGGCCGCATTGGGTGTCGTCCATCGGCATGTCCGCCGCCGGGCTGGACAGCGCCACATTGGAGACGCCCGCCACCGCGATGGCGGCAAAGATGTTGGCCCGGTTGATGTCGCGCCCGATCTTGCGCGCGGCAATACGATAGGCTTCGGCCCCAGCCTGCGCATTGGCCAGCACCACATCGCCATCGGGGCCATCGAACACGGTGATCGCGGCGGTGATCGTGTAGGGCACGATGGTGGCAGATTGGACGATGACCTGATCGGTGAGCGGGCGGGCGCCAGCCAGCGCGGCCTCGACATTGGCGATTTGCTGCGCGCTGGCGGTGCCGTCGCCTGATGCCGAGAGGAGCGAGACCAGGACAACACCGGGGCTGGGGCTGGTGACGCTGGCGTCGGCGATGGTGCTGTCGGCGGAAAGGGCGAGATATTCATAGGCGCTTTCCGGGCCAGCGACCGAGAAGGCATCGGGGGCAAGCTGGATACGATAGAGCAGCGCGGTGTCGTCCTCGCCGGTCAGGCGGGTGACGCCCAGCAGCGCGCCGAGGTGATCGAGGTTGCTGTCTTTGGCGTAGGCGAGGAGGCATTGCTTGGCCCGCTCGTTGAATTGCTGGCGGATCAGCAGCTCACGATAGGCGGCGACTTCCAGTACCTTGACCGCCGGGTCGCTCTCGACCGTGGCGTCCCATGTGGGCAGCAGTTCCTGCACATCGGCGATCAGCGCGGCGCGGATCGTCTCATAGTCGAGGCTCTCCACCACCGTGGGGGCGGGGAGCTGCGACAGGTCGATGACGGAGGTGCTGCTGGACATGCCCCCGTTGTGGCGGGCCTTCGCGCGCGCGGGGAGGGGATGGCAGGGTAAGGGGGCGGTTTACCCTAGAGGCCGTCCGGCTCCAGCATCTCCCCTGCCACCTGCAGCGCCAGATCCTCATCATCACGGCCAAAGCCCAGCAGGCGGCGTTCCGCATATTTGGCGCGGATCTTTCGGCCATCGCGGCCCCGGCCCACGGTGACGGTCAGGCCGAACTGGCTGACCGAGCCGACGCGGTCGGCGGTGTTGGTGACGGGTTTGATTTCCACGCCATCGGCGGCGGCATCCACGCGCCATTTTGCCATTTTGCGCAGGCCCTTGAACATCTTGCCGCGCGCGCCCTTGCGCAGGCGACCGCGCAGATCGCGGCGGGGTTTGCGCGCGGCGAAGGCGGAACCATCGGGATCGACGTTGGCGGCGATGCGTTTGAGGTTGGCTTGGCGCAGCAGGCGGCCCAGCTTGAGCGTGGCCTTGCGGCGCTGGGCAGGCGCCATGCCTGCCACGATCCGGCCAAACCATTCATCGAGGCGGGAGAGGTCATTCGCCATCGACCACATCCCATGGCGGCAGATCCTCATCATTGACGGTGATCGATGTCAGGACCGGGGCGACATCGAGGCCGCCGAAGGGCAGATCGTCAGGGAACATCGGAACCGGTTCAGGCAGGTAGCTGGCCTTGGCGCCTTGGGGCGTTATGTCCACCGCCACGCCTTGGCGCAGTTGCAGGCGGATCTGCACATCGGCTTTGCCATTGTCCAGAATATCGACCTCGAAGTCGAAGGCGTCGGCACCCATGGCAAACAGATCGGGCTGGTTGGTGCGCAGCCAGATCAGGAGGGCGAGGGCAAAGTCGGCGATATCGCCCGCGAACTCGACCAGCAGGACGTTGAGCTGGAATTCAAAGGCGAAGGAGAGATCGTCGGTGTCGCGCGACTGCGCCTTGCCGCGATCCACCCACATGATGAGGTTCTTGGGCGCGGCCTTGAGTTCGGGCATGGCCTGCATCAGGGCGGCGCGCAGGAGGTTGATTTTCAGCATCGGCTTAATCCCAGAGCTGCACGATATCGATGGTGGCGGTCTGGGCGGCGCTGGCATCGGGCAGGATCACAGCCGTGCCGCCGGGCAGGCGCGGGCCAATCTCGGCAAGGCCGGGGTTCAGCTCCAGCACCTGTTCGGTGACCGCCGCCGTCTTGCCCAGGATGCGGTGGCAGATCTCGTCGACGGTTTCACCATCCATGGCGGTGGCGGTTTGGGTCATTGGCCTATTTCCCACGCTGGGGTGGCGGGGGGGGATGGGAATTGGCCGGATCTCCCCTCCTTGAAATAGCGGCCATCCGGCCCGCATTTCTGGCGCCCGAACAGCGACCAGTCGTTGCTGCGCTCGGAATAGGCTGAGCGATCAAGATGGGTGATTTTCAGGCCATCGACCGGGCATGCGGCGGCGGCAATGGGGCGTTGGCACCTATTACGGCCCTTCATGATGACCGAGAAATGGCCGCATTGGACGCAAGGCTTTTCGTGTCGTTTGATGGCCATCACAGCATCTCCGCGCGGTTGCGCGCGACCGGAGCGCCGCCAATCGAGAGCAGGTCGGCGATGGCAGCATGGCCCTCGCGGCGGTATTCGTCGGCCAACGCTGCCTTTTCCGAGGCGCGGGCAAGGCCGGTGTCGGAGGAGGCAAGATCGCGGTTGCCGCCCGCCAGATCGGCGGCGGCGTAATAGCCCACCGCGCGGGTCCAGAGCAGCTCGGCGCGGTTCTTTTCGTTGAGCGTGTCGGTGGTCACATCGGCAAGGCTGGCGGCCCCGGCCAGCGCGCGGGCGGTGCGCCAAGCGGCCAGTTGGCGCAGGGCCGAGAGCATGCCGCCCTCGATGGCAAGGGTAAGCTGGATCTGGGTGATCGCGCCGCCGCCGATGTTCATACCTTCGCGCACATCGGCCAGTTTGACCGGCGGGAACCAGCCATCGGCCACCACCTGCGCATCGGCATCATCGGGCGGGGCGATGGGGGTGGGGGTGAAGCTGTTCATGGGCTGGGCCTTTGCGTCAAAACGGGGCATCAAAACGGGGGGTGGGGATGGTGTGGGCTGGCTGTCACCGGAGTGCGCCGTCCGCGCCAACCGCCCCCCGCCGCCGTGGGGCGAACTGGTTATTCGGGGGTGGGGGCGGGCGCCAAGGCGGGTTTGTCCTGCCAATCCGCGTCGGTTACCTCCTCAAAGTAGACCGAAAGGCCATTGAAGAGCGGGATATGCATTTCGCTCCAGCGCGCCATATCGATGGTTTCGGCTGACGATGATCCGCTTTCGTGATGATGGCGGATGGTGACGCGCACCGGTCGGCCAGCGGCATAAATATGGGCAGTGCTCAAGGTTTTGCTCCTTTCTGGGCGTCTCCATCGGTGCCCGACACTTCGGGCGAGGCCAGCTTTTCCAGTACCTTCTTGAGCGCCTTGATTTCCGACCTGACGCCGATGCTGTTGTCGAGCTGGAGCGCGCGCTCCAGATGGGCGACGGCCTCGGTGAGATAGGCGGCCTTGCCACCGGCGGGGGCATTGTCGGCGGCAGGATCGAAGGCCTTGGCGCGGCGGGCGAAGCTGCGGCCCAGCGCCTTGTGCAGTTTGGCCTTGGCCTGATCGGGCATGTCACGCCCATCGATCAGCGCGAGGACGCGGGCCAGCACTTCATGTGGCACGGCTTCGTTCTGGGTCAGGCTGATCGTCGCGACCTGTTCGGCAAGGAAGCACGGAATGGTGCTGTTCATCCGTTCCGGCGAGGCCAGATTGAAGTGGATCGCATGGGCGGCAAGGCGCAGGGCATAATCCCAATCGCGATAGTCGATGGCCCAGATCAGGTTCCACACAAGGATTTCATCCTGCGCGGCCTGTCCCTGTTCGCCTGCCTGCAGCACGCCCTCGATCCATGGAGCGAAGGTACGGGCCATCTCGACCTTAACCGGGTTGCGCGCCTCGATGCTGGCAATGTCGGAGAGGGAGCGCAGATTGTCATGGAGCGCCACGCGCAGGGCGGCATATTCCTGACCGGCGGGGCTTTCCTTCGTCAGTTCGGGCGGGGGCGCGTTGGGGGCGGCTTCCGGCTCGCCCGCTTGGGCAGCAAGGATGCGCTGGCGGTGGCGAAGTGCGGGGCTGAACATGGGGTGGGCCTTTCGTCTGGCGATTTGCCCGCTCTATCTGGCGGCGGGCCGGAGGCGCTGGGACCGGAGGGGTTTATCGCCCCTGATGCCCGGTCGCTCCCTCCTGTGCGTCTCGGCTCCGGCGGTGCCATCCCAGATGACAGGTTGCGCCATGCAGCAGGGGCCTAAACCCCTGCCATCGCCTCTCGGGTGTATGATTACGGAGCCGGGCGGGCCGGGGCGGCGCCGACGACGATGTTCTCGACATAGGCCACCATCTCGTATTCCTCGATCACATAGGCCTCGTTGACGCTCTCATAGTTGGCGATCCGGTTGTATTCCGGCTCGTCCTTGAGCTGGCGGCGGCGGGTACCTTCCTGCACATAGATCGAGAGGTTATCCAGCCGCGTGATCATGATCGCATTGGCGGGGAAGAAGGGGACGCGCACGGCGGGCAGGCCGCCGATCTGTTTGGTCGAGCGCAAGATGCGGTCGGTGGCTTCGACCTGCATCGCCTCGGCGCCGGTGGCCTGGGCGATGTTGAAATATTTGTCATCGACCAGATCATGGCCGACGATCACCACCAGCGAGGTATCACCGCGCCACCATTCGGGGATCAGCCGCTTGGCATCGAGCACCAGCGCATCGAGCGAGCTGTAATCGGCATCGGCGGAAGTGGCGTTTTCAAGGCTGGGATCAAACAGATCCACGCCCGCCTTGACGTAAATGGCATTGAGCGCGGCATTGTTGGCGCCGTTGCTCTTCACCGTCAGATTGCCGTCGCTCATGATCTGGGCGGAGGCATTATCGCGCAGCTTCTTGATCCAGCCGATATTGACGTCCTGCAGCATGGGGTTGGCAGCGCGGTCAGTCTGGGCCGCCGCGCTGGTGCCGTTCCAGCCGATCATGATCCGGTCGCGGCCCTGCTGCTTCAGGATCGCATCGCGCATCAGCGTCTGGAATTCAGGCTTGTGACGCCATGCATCCATCAGGGCATAGGACTGCGCCCAGTCAAAATCGGTCTTCTTGCAGAGGTAGCGGCGCTTTTCCGAACTGTCGTTCGGGTCGGTCGGGTTGCGGCGAGTGCCCCCACTGGTGTCGGTACGACCGGCAATGGTGCGGGCGGTGGAAATGGCCAGCACCTGCCCTTCCTGATCGATGACAGGAATGATGTTGATCGAATTCAGGAATTCGGACGATTCCTTGATCTTGTCTTCGAGCTTTTGCTCGACCGACGGGGCGACCGCGAATTGGGCGGTGGCATCAGGCACACCGTTGAGCAGCGCGATCTGCGATGCATAGGCCATGAAGAGAGCGCGGGTTTCATTGCGCATGGGGTAAATCCTTGTCTTGGCTGCGGCGGTGGATGGGCGCGGGGCTGGGCAGTCGAGGGATCAGCAGTCGGTTTTGGCGGTCTGCGAGGTTCCATTGGCAGGCGGGCGGAAGGTGTAGTTGTGGGCGGGAGTGCCTTCCTGCGTGTCTTCCAGCTTCTTCAACTTGACGGCCAAGGCATCGGCTTCGGCACGGAACTCGCTGCGCAAGCCATCAATGGAGGTGGCAATGCTTTTGCTGAATTCCTCGAACATCGGGCGGAAGGTACTGAAATCGAAAGTGGCCGGCTGCTGCCCCTCGGGCGGGGTCTGGGGCTTGTCTTCCGACTTGGGCGCGGGGGCAAAGCTGGCGGTGAACTTGTCGAACATGGCGCTCATGCTGGCGAGCAGGCCCTTGCCCCCATCGGTGATGCCGCCATCATCGGCCAGTTCCAGCGCGGTGACTTCATCGCGCGACAGGTTGATGGTGCCGGGGCGGTTGCGGTTGAACTGCAGCCTTTCGGTGGCGATGGCCGCCGGGCTGTCGGTCAGCGCGCAGCCCATAAGATAGGCAAAGCCCTTTCCGCCGAAATTCGGTTCGATCTCGATGGAGGAATAGACCTTCTGGTTGGCCTCATTCAGCGCCTTGGCATCGGCGGTGATATCGAAAACGCCATAGAGCGCCTTGCGCTTTTCCATCGTGCCGTTGAAATCGACCTCGACTTCGCCGACCGAGAGCGAATCGACATCGCCATAGGCCTTGAACGGGGCCTGCCCGCTGATGCCCCGGATATGCTCGATATTGAGCCGCGCGCCATAGGTCTTAGGATTATAGCTCGAGGCCATTTCCTCGATCATCTTGTCATCGATCACGCGGCCATCGACGGTCGAACCGGCGGTGGCGAGCAGGAAGGGCTTGGTCTTCATCGGGATACTCCGGGCGTAGACATTGGGGTTTGGGCGGGGCGGATCAGCATGCCCCCTGAAATCCACGGCCACCGGCCATCCTGCAACGCGCGGGCGCGGTAAGGGGGCGCTTTACCCGGCAAGCATGGCGCGCGCGGGCACAAGATCAGGGCATGGCAGGATCATGCCCACCAAAAATGCCCCCGATGATGACGCGCGCCCGGCCCAGAGCCGACAGGTGACGCGCGCCAAATCCCGCGAGGCGCGGTCGATGTATCATCGTGGCTATGACATGGCCGAGATCGCGCGCGAGCTTGGCGAGAAATACGACACCGTGGCCAGTTGGAAGCGGCGCGGGGCGTGGGATGACGACAAGCCGGTGCGCGTGGTGCAGGATCACCTTGAGGCCAAGATCGCCAATTACCTCTGCCGGGAGCCTTACACCGAAGGCGACATGAAGCGCGTCGATCACCTGATGCGGATGATGGAGCGCGCGGCCCGGATCGAGAAGTTTGGCGAGACCGGCAAGGAAGGCGATCTTAACGAGAACGTTGGCCGCCGCAATGATGCCAAGGCCAAGGCGAAGCGGGCGGACAAGCGCAAGAATTTCCTGACGCGCGAGCAGTATGAGGCCCTGCTCGATGACTTCCTCGACTGGTGTTTCGAATATCAGCTCGAATGGTGGGAGCAGCGCGACCAGCGCACCCGCAAGATCCGCAAGAGCCGCCAGATCGGCGCCACGGTCTATTTCGCGCGCGAAGCCTTTGCCAAGGTGGCCGAGGATATCATTGCCGCGTTGGCGGGCGAGGATCGCAAGCCGCGCAACCAGATCTTCCTATCGGCCAGTCAGCGGCAGGCGAACAAGTTTCGCCGGGAAATCGTCAATTGGGTGCGGCGCGTCACCGGCGTCGAGCTTAAGGGCAATCCCATCCTGCTCGACCTCAATTTTCCGGCCGAAACGGATGAGGCGGGCGAGGAGGTATGCGCCGCCCAGTCACTGGATACGGTGGGCTTCTATCCGGTTTCAACCAACAGCGCGACCGCCCAGGGCGAAAGCGGCGACTTCTACTTTGACGAATATGCATGGGTCCACGGCTTCACCCAGCTCAATGGCGTGGCCAGCGGCATGGCCACCCACGAGATTTACAAAAAGACCTATTTCTCCACGCCATCGACAAAGACGCATCAGTCCTATCGCTTCTGGTCTGGCGAGGAATGGAATGCCGGGCGACCCAAAGGGCAGCAAAAACCCTTCGACATCAGCCATAAGAACCTGCGCAAGGGCGCCATCATGCCCGATGGCAGTTGGCAGCAATTGGTCACCATTCACGATGCTGTGGCCAAGGGGCTGGGCAAGCTGGTCAATGTCGAGAACCTGCGGCTTGAATATTCGACAGAGCGCTTTGCCAACCTGTTTGAATGCGAAGACATTGACGACAGCGAGAGCAGCTTTCCCTATGCCCGCATCAATCCGGCGCGCGTGGACAGCTTCCTCAAATGGCGTGATTTCAGGCCCGCGCTCATTGATGTACCGGGTGGGCGGCCCTTCGGCGATAAGCCGGTATGGCTGGGCTATGACCCGAATAAGCAGGGCCGCGATGACGCCGCGCTGGTGGTGGTCGCGCCGCCCGATGTGCTGGGCAAGGGCAAGTTCCGCGTGCTGGAGAAGATCCGGCTTAACGGCAAAGACTTTCAGGGGCAGGCCGATGCCATCCGGGAAGTGGCTGCGCGGTACAACGTCACCGATATCTCTATCGATACGACCGGATCAGGGGCCGCTGTTTGGGAAAACGTGGTCAAATGGTTCCCGCGCGCCCGCAAGATTGACTATTCGGTGGCCACGAAAACCGCGCTGGTGATCAAGGGCCAGAACGTTTTCAACAATGGTCGCATCGAATTCGATGCCGATTGGCTGGACGTTATGCAGGCCTTCATCGCGATCCGCCCGGCCGGAACCGGCAGCGGACGCGGTGTCACCTATATCGCCCGCCGCAATGGCGAGATCGGCCATGCGGACGTCGCATGGGCGATCCTTCACGCACTTTCCAATGAACCGCTTGATGCCGGGGCCGTCAATGGGGCGACCCAAGGCCGGGTGGCGTCCTCTGATGACGATTAAGGAGCCGATTGATGACTGATGCCCCTTCGACCGAATTGGCCGTGATCGAGCAAGAGCAGGCGGGAGCGCCGGAGAAAGCCGCGTCGTTGCGCGGGGAGGTTTTCACCTTTGGCGATGCGGAGAGCGTTTTAGACCGGCGCGACCTGTCGGCCTATTTCGAGCTTTGGCACAATGGCCGCTGGTATGAGCCGCCGATGCCGATGGGGCGCTTGGCGCAGGTTTTCAATGTCTCCCCCTATCACCGGAGCGCGGTGGCCCTGCGGGTCAATTTGCTGGTCTCGCAAATGGTGCCGTCGCGCTGGCTTGGGGCCGATGACTTTGAACGGTTCGCGCTGGATTTTGTCCAGATGGGCAATGGCTATGTGGAGAACGTGCCCAACCTGTCGGGCCGGATCGCGGCGGCCAAGCATAGCCCGGCGGTTCATACGCGGGCCGGGGTCGAGGCCAACGTCTATTGGTTTATCAACGGCGTTTTGGGGCAGGAACACCGATTTGAGCCGGGGCGTGTGTTCCACCTGATGCAGCCCGATGTGGCGCAGGAGATCTATGGCCTGCCCGAATGGCTCTCGGCGCTGCAATCGGCGTTGCTGTCGGAAAACGCGACGCTGTTTCGGCGCCGCTATTACATCAACGGCAACCATGCGGGCTTCATCCTCTACATCAATGACCCGCTGGCCGATCAGTCGATGGTGGACGACATCACCGACAAGATCCGCAAATCCAAGGGCGCGGGCAATTTCAAGAATATGCTGATCTATTCGCCCGGCGGGAAGAAGGATGGCGTTCAGGTCATCCCCATCGGCAACATCACGGCCCATGATGAGTTCACGGCGGTCAAGGGCATCAGCCGTGACGACATGCTGGCCGCGCATCGGATGCCGCCGCCGCTGATCGGGATCATTCCCCAGAACAGCGGTGGCTTTGGCAAGGTCAGCGAGGCGCTCGACACGTTTTACTTGACCGAGATCATCCCCATCATCCGGCGCATGTTGCGGATGAACGACTGGTTCGGGGTGCCGATCTTGTCCTTCCGCGATTGGACCTGCGCCGATGGGCGGCTGATCCAGCAGGACGGCACTATCGTGTCCGTCAGCAGCGCTCCCGGCGCGCGGCGGAACTGA